TTTGAAGCGTCTATCCAATCCTCTGGGATGCTATCCTCAGAGAACCATCTAAAACCCTTAGAAGAGGCCCACTCAGCGTGGTTACGTCTTGTGCCATCTTTACGGCGCTTTGCTTGAGGCATCGGCGCATTGGGATCAGCAAATAAAAATACTAACTCAATATCTTTGGGCAGTGCTTTTGCAATCCAAACATATTTATTGTATTCGTTGTGATCCCAAAAACGACCCTTTGCCTCTAGGTATATTTTTTTGCCATTAATCTCACGAATAAAATCTGGATGGTATGTATGCTCAACAATGTAAGCAGTGGTTTCCGAATGAATTTTCCAATCATGTAAGATACCTGAATGGAGTTCATATTCCCAGTTAGAATCGTACCCTTTTATTGGTGCTTTGTCTACTGGACGTTTAACTCGTGGGCGGCGATAGCCTTTTTTTATTTTTGGTTTCAATGGATAGTTACTACGTTATCTTCAAAGTATATTTTTAGTATTGTGTATAACTCAAATAAAAGCTCTTCATCAATTGGTTCTTCATCCGCTAACTGTTTTGCACAATAAAAAATAGCGGCCTCTAGTGATAAAACTTTCATTTAAAATCAGACAGGCAATAATCTTCTATAGCACGAGGGCTATTCCGGTGCATATGTTTTAATTTCTTTTTAATCCAGCGTGGTGTGAAAATAGAATTTATAAGTGTGTTACCAGACCAGTAATAAGCATGGTCAGGAATATATTCTTTATATTTTTTTGGATCTATTTTTTCGTGCTCAGATTCATCTACAACTGTCTTTAACCACTCAATAAAAATTTCAACTGTTTTTTTATTTATTCTTTTAGAAAGGCGTCGATTCATAAACAACCTCCTCGACTCGCGGTGCAACTTCTACGTGACTTAAATATGCTAGGCCAGTAGCGTACTTAAAAACTCTTAACCCCTGTCCATTGTTTGCATCTTTATAGCACTCAAATTTATAAGGGCAGTAGTTACAACTACGATGTATTTTCATGTTACCTTTCTTTCCCTCTGGCACAGACTCATAGCACCGTGAGGGTGGGGTAGCCAGTTTCAAGGCTTTCTTTACACTTTGTATCTGAGTGTTAATACTGGGCTTGTCTAGCTCTTCTGGGCGATACAGACACAACTCGCCACTCTCCTTATTGATTACAAGGAAGCCGCCCTCAGAGGACTTCTCAGCCTCCTCATAGCCTGCAAGCTGTGACATATATCCAAAGGGGTCATCTTCTCGTAGCCGCCCCTCACGAAACTTGTTGAACGAGAACTTAGATGCGGTTTTAATATCAACTACTTCGCCATCAATCTTACAGTCGATGTGGCCTTTGATACCTTTTACATCAACTTCTTTTTGCTCGTCAGTAACCGTGTGTCCTGCGGCACGAACCAACATTAAAATAATTTCTTCAAGGATATGCCCGTAAAGAAACTTTAATTGAACAGAGGGATCAGGTATTGATCTTTCTAAAGGAAGGTTTTGTTCGTACCACAGTTGTCGAGCAGGTCGCCCAATATTTGACATTCGCAATGAGAACGCAGAATCTCTTTCAGAAGGACGCGCCCATGCTAAAAGCGAATCTTTGATACGAGACACCGTTTCATCTAGATCTTCATCTGATAAATTAAATTCTTTTCCTTCAGACAGCCTACCTAACTGTCCATATATATCGTCAATTAATGTGTCAAGTTTCATTTTCTATGCCTTACAAAGCGACATTTGCGCGTAAGTGAATTGTAGTGTAAGTATTGTACACCAAGTTCTTTTTGTAGTGCGGTCTTTGCAGAGAGCCTACCATCTTTGTAGGACTTAACATCTATAAGAGTAATGTTGCCGTCTGGATCTAAAGCAACAATATCTATTGGGCCAGTACAGCCGCAGTTTTTAAAAACATGATAGCCATTATCCCATAACCAAGTAATGGCGTAGTGTTCTGCAAGGTCACCTATACGGCTAGGATCATGCTGTTTTTTGTTTTTCATTTTTTTCTCTGTATATACAGTATGTTTTTTGTATAGGTTTTATCATGCAGAAACGATAGGGCTGTCTGGTGCATTCTTGTCTTTCTGAAATTACTGTTTTCCACTTCAAGCATTTACCTTCCTGTGGTGGGGAGGCACAACTAAAAAGCAATAAGAGTATAATTAGCTTAGTGCGTATCACTCCAATTGTCTCCTATTTTATACTCACCATCAAGAGGACAAAATAATTCTAGCTCCTTACCCGACTGCCTTATTGCATCAACCCCCAGTTGTCCCGTTGAATCAGCTACAGATTCTTTTACTTCTAATTGCCACTCATCATGCACGTTACAAACAAAGTGCGCGTCTAGTGTATTGAGTTTAATTAGCTGATTAAGTCCTATCATCGCCTGCTTCATAACAATGGCCCCAGCACTTTGAAGCAGGGTATTCAGTGCGGCGTGTTCAGAACGAACATAAAGCTTACGCCCATCTAGTCCTTTGAGGAAACCTTTTGAAGCCGCTCGTCCAACTGTGTCTTTAAGATGTTTAAATGCAGGGAGATTATCGAAGAAACGCTTTCTAAGTTCCGAACCATCACGCTTGTTTCCTCCAACCACACTGCCAAGCTTTGCATCTCCTGCTCCGTATAGGAGGGCATAGATAAATGTTTTCGCCTGATCTCTTGATTCAAGCCCTGCAAGTCGTTGGTTAGTTGAGTGTATGTCTCCGTGGAGTATTTCATTTTTGAAGTCCTCGTCTTTCATATAGTGAGCCAGCATACGTAGCTCAAGGCTACTAGCATCAATACCCACTAATTTATAGCCCTCTGGTACGGTCCAGCAAGCGCGACACCGCTTACCATAAGGCGCTCTGACACTAGGAACTTGAGCCATATTAGGATGGTTGTGTGTCATCCTGCCTGTAATTGTACCATTAGGATTAACAAAGCCCCTTACACGATCATCTTCATGCAACTCTTCAAGCCAAGAAGACACCTGTGCTATTCGCTTCTGCAAGAGAAGATACTCAGCAATCAGAGTGGCCTCTGGAATGTCTGTGATTTTACTTAACGTAGACTCATCAACAATTGGTTGACCAGTAGGTGTGAAGCGTTTTGGCTTCCAACCAAAGTCAACAAGATATTCGCCTATCTGCTTGCGAGAGCCTAGATTAAACGGAACCTCCTCAATACGAATGGTCTTTCGTTTAGTAGCTATCTCCTCATATTCTTCTTGTGTCAGCCTGCTCTTCTTTGTACTGCCCTCAATTAAACCCATCTTAGACAGCGCACCTGTTTTGGTAAATTGAGCCAACAAAGTAGTTTTGAGTTGCTTAGGGCGAAAAGTTTTTTGCACCTCACGCTCCACTTCTTTTAGCCTGTCAGTTAGTTCAGCAACAAGAAGCGTTGCAGACTTCACATCCAGTAAGAAGCCACGCTCTCTTTGATTCGCAATAATTTTTAATGTCTCATGTTCAAGGACAACTGACTGACGGCTGAACCCGCGAGACTCTGACTTGAGATTGTTAAACATTTTGGCGTTGAGCACTGCATCGTTGCGACAATAGTTCAACATTTCTGGAGTATACTCTCCAAACTCTGTATGCTCTATTTTCTGTAGGCCAATGCGATAGCCCCAAGACTCAAGGCTATGCCCACCCTCTCGTGTAGGATTAAATAAACGAGACAATACAAGCGTATCGACTATGGCTTTACCTTCAGTCAGATCTATATTGTGTATTTTCTTTATGGCGGGTAGGTCGTACCCAATAATATTGTGACCTATCAACTTATCAGCAGTGTTTAAAAAGGCGAGGCCATTAACAATTTCAGTAGGCCCAAACGTCTTTGTCTCGCCAGAGTCAGGATCAACAGCGGCGATACACCATATTTTTGTAGGTTCTAAACTGTCTGCTTCAATGTCGAAGACGATGCTTTTCATAGCTCAATCTCATTTTGTTCTTCTATTTCAATAGCTATTTCACTGAGCCTACCACTATCTTTATCATAAAACAACTGTGTGGCTAACCCTACGTCACCAGTGTACCTAGATTTTAGAACTCTGACTTTAGTAGTGCTGGCCTCTACAGGATCTTCTGATTGCTGATTACGCTCTAAAGAAATTACACAGTCAGACAATTGAGCGATACTCTGTGAGCCGCGTAGATGATTTAGCCCTGTTTCAATACCGTTTTCGTGACCGCGATTACCGTCAACTCGTCTGAGGTGTGACACAAGTATAAGCCCTATACCTGTCTCCTCCACCAAAGTTCTAAAGTTGTGCATGATAGTATCAATGTTGCGGCGCTCATCACCATCCGTTGTCATGGACAGGAGCATATGCAAGTGGTCAAAAACTATCCACTTACACTCAAGCCCCATTGCCATGAAACGTAATTTAGAGAAGACGCTATCAACATCATTCATACCAAGGTGGGCGTGAACATACACCCTGTTTTCATTGTTGCCGCCATACAAAACATTAAAGAAATTATCTATCTCTTCATCGCTAAACTGAGCACGTACACTATCAATATGCAAACGGGCGTTAGCTTCAATAGAAAGTATGCCATCTACAGTTCGACGCCAATCTTCCTCAAGAGCAATGACGCCTACCCTGTCGTTAGTATTAGTAATTAACCAGTGCTCAAGCTCACGAGTAACGCTGGACTTACCTAAGCCTGTGCCACCAGTAAGAGTAATTAACTCTCCTTGTCGCAGACCGTCCAGCTTGTCGTTAAGACCATGCCAAGGGTAAGGTATAGATTCTTTACGCTCACGCTTTTTATAGTTGTCCCGCTCTTCACTGACGTTTAAGATTCCAGACGGTGTATAAAGTCGTGAAGCCCACCACGCAGTAACATAAGCTTTGTGGTGACCCAGCTTGAGCATTTCGTTAGGATCTTTAAACTCCGCTGGTAGATTAAGGATCTTAGCTTTCCCCGGCTTGAGGATACGCGCCACTTTCTTTGCGGCTTCTTTTCCTGCTTTGTCGTTGTCGAAAGAAATAACCACCGTATCAAACGATTCAAGAAATTCAAGATTTTCTTGAACGTCACGGACTGCACCCTGTGCTCCATTCTTAACAGATACAACCGCCCATTGACTCCCCAAAAGTTCGTATGCCGCCATAGCATCACACTCACCTTCAGTGACCGTAATATATTTGCCACCCGCCTGTGCAATTTGCTGACCAAAAAGGCCAGTTCCTTTGGGTGAGCCTGTCCAACGAAATGTTTTATCTGCATTGCGAACCTTCGTAGCAACTTCTTCATTGTTGATATACGCAGGGTAATGATGTTGAATAATATTTCCCTGCTCGTCTTTAACAGATCTAACGCCATATTTTTTTGCGGTTTCAAGAGAAATGGATCTATCGGTGAGAGCGTGATATACGCTGTTGGAAAAGGGAGTGTTATCGTTTGATCGTTTGAAGCTATTGAAGTCTGCCACATTGCCTCCCATCGCAGATTCGTAGTCTTTAAAAAAGGTTCCACAACTAAAACATTTTGCAGAACCGTTTGAGTTTATGGCGACAGGATCACTGCCGCCACATTCAGGGCAGGGCTTTTGATAGCCCACAAAATCGCCCATAGTTTATTCCTCCGTATCATTGTCCTCGACAATTGCAGAGTCATCTAAAAGCTCTTGCATTTTTTGGTGTAGTGCCACCGCAGATGCTTGAGCGATTGTCACTTCATTTTGAAAGTCATCGATGCGATCATTTACATTTGCTAACAACTTGAAGCAGGAAACTGCCTCAAGTGTTAGCTTTGACACATCGTAAACTTTATCGTCAAATGTGTAACGATAGTTCACAGTTCATCTCCATCTTCGCCATCGACGATATCAAACTCAGCACCATCAGGGCTGGAATACTCCACCAACTCTAATACTTGCATCGCTTGAAAGTCAAGCCCCTTGTACAGCGTACCATTCCAAGTGGACTCCCACTCTTTGTACTGCACCCGAACTTTACTGCCGTTGCCGACACTTACGTTCAGAGGCTGTTTGTTTTTATCCAACAGCTTTGGAGCAGAACGCACCATGCCGTTGGGACCATTTACTTTACGCTTGATAAGAAGTGCTGGGCCTTCGTCCATATCTTTCACTGTGAAACCACGACTTTGAAAGTCTTTGGCAACATCATCAGACACCACCAAGTTCACAGTATACACTGGTTGGTACGTTGTGTTTGGGGTGGTAACAGAAGCCCAGTATGCAACACCTTCTACAAGAGCCATAATTAAATCTCCGAATTGTCAAACTTGTTAAAAAGAAAATTAATGTACTGCGGTATCATTCTATAAACATAATCTTCGGTCAGCGCTTCGTCCTCCACTTGAGCGCTTCCTTTTACAAACTTACACATATGTGAAACAGCTTTATAGTCAGGCATACCAGCACCTAACGACATGATAAA